TACAATTAATCAAGTACATCGTGTAATGGTAAATCTAGAGTTAAAAAATATGGAATTTGTAAGAAGTCTATCCTATCGAAAGCGACTAAATCAAAATTCTTCAAAAACTGCTCTAGTTCTATCTGAAAGACGTGCTTAATGACTCTGAGATTGCCCTGACGTAAAACGTCCTCATAAAAAACTCTTTCTGAACGAGAAAGTATATGATTATAATGACCCAAATATTGGTTAAAGAATCTACAGAATCCATTATGATTGTAACCACCAAGTAAATAGTAACTAAATACTCGAGAAAATGAAATAAATACATTCTTTACTTCGTGCTCAGGATAGAGAATTGATCGAAAGAATTCCTCCTCAGGTTTAAATAACCTAGACCCACGTAACGAATAACCAATGAATTTCCTATTTTCAAATGGTTCACCAACATAACTTACCAAACATTTTTCTGGTTTTAAAACCAAACCAAACAAAAATTTTAACAACTCAGCGACATTCTTTAACAGATCAGAAGCTGAAACCCAAGTAACTCCACTGTAAAAACTAGCGTCATCGCCCAAAACGCGCAAGTCAACCACACAACGGTCATAGTCTAACGCAATTAGAACTGTTGTCAAACAAACAAAATTCTTCGATGAATTAATTAAAGCCGTCAACAAACTACCACTAGGTGTGCCACATTGTTTCATAAAACAACTACCATCTGGTAAAAGTAACTTAGAATTCAAAAATGCCTTACGCACATAATAAAAAATTCCAACTTCGGAACCGAAACTGTAATTCTTAAACTGAATTCTTTCCTTAAATACGTCGAAAACGTCTATAACAACGAAACGAGAACGGTATGCATCCCATCCGGAATAATCAAGGTTAATAAAATCCTTGTCGGAGTGCGAATTTAAATACTGCCTAAGTCTGGATAAAGTTTTCTTTCCAGTAAGGATAGTGTTTGCAAGATGTTCGTAAACGTAATCATAGATATTTCTAAAAACGACGTTTTCCATAACAATGGTTTCAAAAGGAACAATCCATATGGATCTTGTTTTATTCTGTTCTATAGGTGATAAATGCCCACGGAGAGCCAATATACACGGGTGGTAATCTTTTTTCTTTCCTTTGATTAAGTCAAAGTAAGTGGTGATAGATTTTTTGTGGACTTCAGACCAAACTTCGGATTTTTTCTTTCCAAAATAAGGATAACCGGCACCAGTATTGCCAGGTATTTGTTTCATCATGTCCGGAACTGTCAAAGTTTCGGCTTTGCATTTAGACATTAACTGTTTGAATCGACTTAAAGCTGATTGATATGCCCAAATATACTTAGGGGAAGATAAAATGTTCTTTCTAGTAACTAATGGTTTTGAGAATTTAGC